GATAGCGGCAGACGGTTAAAGAACTTCCGCAAGCGTAATGAAATTGTATGGCAGATAACAGAAGCAGGAAGGAACTTTTTAGATGGCTAAACTATCACCGAACACACATCTATCGGGTAGCGTTATTCCTGGCTGGCTTGGCTATAGCCAATGGGATAGCCCGTATGAGATCATAGACAGGGCAAAGGATGCTGCAAAAGGCATACAGCCGGCGCCCTTGGACAGCTTGCCGGCAGATATTGGTACAGCTGTTGAGCCTGTTATCTTGAAGCGCGGCCTGTCGATGCTGGGGTTTCATTTCGATGAGATGATAAACCACACAGAAAACGGAGAGCCGGCAGCAAAGAAACATCCAAAGATGGAACTGTATTATTCAGATGATGGATTGCTGCCCTTGCCCAAGGCTAAAAAGATATACAGCAATGAAAGCCAGGGCATCACTGTTATGAACCAGGACGGAGAGATCACGCTCGATGGCCTGGTTATTCTTGAAGCCAAGTATACGACAGTGCCAGAGAAACCAAACGATCCACCATTGCACCGAGGCCCGTTACAGCTGCAAGCGGGTATGATGTGCCATGATGCAAAGTTTGGTATCCTGTTTACTTGCTATGCTGGCCGGAAGATTACTGTGCATATTTTTGAACGGCACGAAGCAGCCGTTAAACAAATCACTGAATCTGTGGCAGAGTTTGAACAGCATATGGCAAACGGTACTTACCCAGCGCCAAAGACCGCAGAAGAAATGGCGCAGTTTTACACTGAGCCAGCTGAAGAACCTATCGAGCTTGATCCTGATCTGATTGATTCGGTGTTGTCCATTGATGATGCCAATGAAGCAATAAAGATTAACCAGGACATGAAAGACACGCATGGCCATTATTTGATGGGGGCTATGGGCAACCATACGAAAGCCACCGTTGTCGATAGTAGAACCGGCATTGCCTACAATGTGACATGGCCATTCCGCAGAACCAAGGCAAAGCCAGCTGAGTGCTGCCCGTCTTGTAACCATGAATTAAAACCAGCCGTTCCAGAATCAGAAGCACGGCAGAAAACCGTAACAGTAAAGAGGGTCAAATGAACAAGTTACCAACACTAGCACCGCAAACCATGGGCGAAGCCATGGAATTTTCTAAGATGGTAGCCAGCTCCGGCATGGTTCCCGCCAATTACAAAGGCAAGCCACAGGACGTTCTTGTGGCTGTCCAATGGGGCTATGAGCTAGGGCTGCAACCACTGCAAGCATTACAGAACATTGCAGTTATCAATGGCAAGCCCAGCGTCTACGGAGATGCAGCGCTTGCCCTGGTCAAGAATGACCCGCGTTGCGCTGGAGTATCTGAATGGGTTGAGGGTGAAGGCGACAAGCGCACCGCTTACTGCAAAGTAAAGCGCCGGTATCAGGAAGAAATCGAGGAAACAACAAAGAGCTTTTCGGTTGAAGATGCAAAACGGGCGCGGCTATGGGGCAGACAAGGCCCCTGGTCACAATATCCTGACCGGATGCTGACCATGAGAGCGCGAGGTTTTGCGCTGCGTGATGCTTTCCCCGATGCGCTGAAGGGTGTAGTCACGGCAGAAGAAGCCCAGGATTATCCAACAGAGCCGGTAAACGTAACACCACCGGCCAATCCATTGGATGCAATCGAGGCGCCACAGAAAGCCCCAGAACAGCCGGAAGCGGAAATTGTGGTGGAAGATGCCCCAGAGATCATAGAAGCGGCTGACGAACCGCCTATGGCCGAGGAACCAGCCGTTAGTTATCAGATGGTATCAGCAACAGGAAACAATGTTGGTGATCCATGCAATAACATAGATGATTTTGCCAATGCGTTCTTGAAGATGATGACAACTTACAGCCAAGCAGAAAGAACCGCATCAGGCAAAGAGCTGCCACCACGCGAAAGAATGACAATGCTCAAGCAGCTGCGCCAGAACAACCAGGTAATCCTCGATCAGCTGGATGAATCAGGCATGGTCATCATAACAGAGGCATACAAGAAACACCTGGCTAAGTTAGGAGCATCAAGATAATGGAAAAGTTTAATCTGACAGAAAAGCAGAAACAGGTATTTGATTACATCAAGCAGCACTTTGATGAAGCCGGCACAATGCCAATGCACAAAGATATAGCTGCAAAGTTTGATGTTTCGATGCCTACCATTGCAAAGCATCTTATGGCCATCGAGCGCCGTGGCTGGATCAAACGGGCTAAAGGTCTAAAGAACGGAATGACTATATTAGACTGATAGCTTGCTCTTTGGTTTCTTCGTTGCGGCGAGTCCAACCAGTGCCAAACGTATCAAAGGTACTTAACTTCTCATAAAAGGTCTGGCGCTTTTGATAGATGCCCTCGATCAATTCGAGGGTGTCTTTTTTTGCAACAGCTGCAAGCGTAACAGGGCCGATGCCGCCATCAGCTGCTACGCCTATTTCACGTTGTAAGGCTCTCGCAGCTCTGCCAGTTCCAGAATTGACAGCCCAATCAAATATAGACCAATCAAGACCAGAAGGCAGTTTATCACCAGCAATACGGTTCCAGTATTCCTCACGATAGATTGCCTCAACATGATTATCAGGAATGTTTCGCATCAATTCTTCTGTGATTTCCGTATCAACATCCATCACTTCATTGAGCCAGCGCCCATATGTGGCCGCTGTTATTCCCTTGTTTGTCATGCCGCCTGGATCATCAGGATGATCGACAAAGCCGCCTTCATGCTCCAGCAACCATTCCAGGCATTGCTCGAAGTTACTTCGCATTTTTACCTTTGGCTTTTTTCATCCGCATCATGGCCATCTTTTTCAGATTCGGGTCTGCCTTATCTGCTTTCGATGGGCGCCCAACCTTGGAGCCGTATGTACCTTTACCGTATGGCATTATTTGCCCCCTTCAAAAAATATATCGAGGTCATATCTTTTTTTGGCTTCCTGCCTAATCTTTTTCATAAAATCAGCTTTTCCGCTAAAAGTCATTGTCTGATTTGCTTTTTCAGAGGCTTCACCAACAGTTTTCATATATCTAGCACCAGCCTTTTGCTGTGCTATACCTTCAGGCGAAAATCTACTGATTCTTTTTTTAGCAGCACTTTTTAATTTGTCTGACATCACGCTTTCCTTATCTTTTTCTTGGCGCTTTCCTTTAGAGCTTTTGCGGTAGGTGCGCCGGCTTCCCCAGGTTTCCGCATCTTCTCACCACTTCCGGCTGCAATCCGTTTGCGCTTGGCATGGATGTTAGCCCAGAGTCCAGGACGTTTCATTTCTTAAACCCTTTCAATCCTCTCAAACCAAATGATGCTCCGATACTAGCATAGACTGCCCATTGAAACCAGTCAGGGGTATTTGACAGAGCCTCAAACCCACGATCTACATAGGGCTGAGTAAATGGTATGAAGCACATGGCAATGATAACAATGAATAAGATTGTCCAGGCTTCATCCTTCCAGCTGTTGTCGCTGGCTTGAGCCATGATCTTTTCCCAGCCAGCTTCATGGGTTGCAGCTGTAACCATAACCTGTGCTTCTGCCTCTGCTTTTGCTTTGGCAACAACGCCTTTGGCTTTGGTCTGTTCTACTTTCGATTCCATCCAGGAACCGGCTAATGAGGCAATAGGCCCGATCAATGCTTGAATCATGTGCTTAATTTCCCTTTCGGCAAAGCCTGACATTTCCACGATACTGGCTTGTAGCCTTTCATTTGTATGTGAACGCTTCTAGCCATCTCCATAGCCCTAGCCTCGCATCTTTCATAGGAACTATACGGCCCCCGTTGGTCTTCTAGCTGCCAACATTGAGTCGGTTCAAAAACCATACAAGCAAGAACAAGGGCTTGAAACATATCACTCCATTACTTTTTGCTCATCCATACAGACGTACCCATGTAAGCACCAACAATGCCAGCGCCAGCCAAATAAAATAAATTACTGATATCGCCCAGGGCATTGACTCGATCAATCCCCACAAAGAACATAGCCAGGGTAAATGCACCCATTGAAACAAGAGTGGCTGTTGCCATGCGCCGCTGGGCAAGCAGCTTGCGTAACTCTGCTTCCTCTTGTTTCATCTCTTTTGCATGAGCCAGTTCTTCATCAGTAATTATGCCATCGCCATCGAGATCATACTGAGAATATGTTGTATCTTTTTCAAACTTTTTTGTCATATCACAAACGCCCTTGCTACACTGACCATTAAGAAAATAAACAAACCTACAGCTATGACAATGATTGTGCCAACAAGCACAAATTGTTTCATCGTTTCTTCAAACTCTTTTGCCTCTTGTATCTTTTTACGCCTAGCTGCCGCTGCTTGTTCTTTGGCCTCTTGGATGCGCTTTGCTCTCTCAGCTATAATGCCAGCCCACGTTCCATGTCCAAAACGCATATCAACCATGGTCGCTACGCTTTGTAGCTGTTCCGCAGCTAAACGTGCGTCAATGATTTCCTTCGCTACAGTATCAACACCAAACTGATCGCCCAAACCAGTGCCAGACTTCTTGGCTCTAGCTTGCTGCACTTGCTTCTCACCAGCAAACAAGTCATCTATCTGGCTTGCGATCTGCCCAATATCCTGGACTGTGCTAATATTTTCTTTTATGAATTTTACGGATTGCTGCACCAGTGCAATACCAGTAAGCACCTCGGCAACAACCATATCAGCCTCGCATAATTACGCTTAAGAGTAGAATGATAGTCGTTCCAGCTGTTCCAATCATAATATGCTCGATGCGTTTAATGCGGAGAATGGTCTCTTTCCATCTCTCCGCACATACGGCTTCATGTGTATCTATCTGAGCCTGGACTGATGCAGCTGTAGGTTTAGTCATCTAACTTACTCCGTTGGGCGTGCAGCGTAGGCAGCCTTAACTGCGTCAGTAAATACAGTGCCAGCGATAGCTTGTACGTCAGCATCCTCGGCTGTTAGATCAGCGTCAGGTGCTAGTGTGTGTCGATGAAAGGTCTTGCTAATCTCTGTGCCATCTTCACTGATGATAGTCGCAGTGCGTACTTGCACTACAGACCAATCGCCCTGATTGATAATCTCGATCTTGTCGTTGATAATTGCTTTAGTCAGTGCCATTTTTATCTC